TGGCCGAGACGAATCCCATGAATTGGCCGTTGTCTACGGCAACGACGGCACGGCGCTTGTCGATCGGTGCGACACTTGTATGATAGATGTTTCCGCTGTCGTCGCGTTTGAACGTGCCGACCTCTTGCAGTTCAACGTCAAAGTTGAGTCCGCCAAGCTCTGCGGCCTCCTTGGCCGTTACCGGCTCGTCGACCAGCTTGCCGAGTTTGAACCACGGCGCCTCACGGACGCTGAACTGGGTGCTCTGCTCTTCACTCATCGCTCTTCTCCCTTCATACTGATGAACACGTAGGTCTTGATGTTGCGCGCGTCGTAGGTCTCGAGAAACCTGCTGAACTCTATCTTACTCATCACCGCGAACGGGCCGCGGCCGCCCTCGGTCCAAATCAGCGCGTACGCCGTCTTGACGAGGTCAAATCGAATCTGCATCACTATTCTTTCTCCTCATTCCACTCACTGAGGTCAGCGTGACAGCGTCGACACTCAAGGTCACCAGGCTTCCAGTCGTGATCTTCACTGACGCCGCACTCCCACTCTTCGTTGTCGCCGTCCATGTCTTCGATCCGCTGGGACTGCGCGGCGAGGTACTCGACGTCATCCCACCACGTTGTCATCTTTATCACTCCTTCGGACACTCGAACCAGTGATTCTTTGCGGGAGAGTCGTCACCATGTGGACACGTACAGAGCTTACGGTGTTCGTCACACCGTGGTTGTCCGTTGATCATGTAGGTGCCGGGCATCCGGCACTCGGTGCAGCGCGGCGGCAGCGGGGTCCGCTGCGCAGCACGCCCGGACTTCTGGGCGTGCTGCGCACGGAACGTGCCCTTACCTCGGATCTTCGTCATTTCCGTACGACTCCTTGATCGCGTTGACGACCGCGGCGCTGACGCAGGTCGCGCTGCAGGCGAACCACTTGACAGACCCGGTGCCTCCCCACGTTCCCTGCTCGGAGACGACGCCGCTGAAGCCAACGATATCGATGTGATCGGTGACGACCTGGATCGCGCCGCACGCGTCGCAGATGACCTGGGTGGCTTTAACTTTCTTGATCGCCATGGGGAACCTCCGTCCAATCTGCGATGACCTCGATCTCGCGCTGGTACACCTTGCGCGTGAAGCGCCGCTGGTTCTTGATCCACTTGTCGAGCGGATAGATCTCGTCGATCTCGGGATCGGTGGGTCGCACCTGCATTGAGCCGTCGGACATCAGAAGCGCGTACTCGATCATGCTACACCTTCTTCGCGCAGACGGGGCCGATGCCCGCGACGATCGACTTTTGGACGGTCAGCTTGCGGTGGCAGACCCAGCAGAATCCCGTCTGCCTGCCGAGCTGCGCGACCTGCTCGACGGTCATCCGGTCGGCGGCGTCGAGCGTGAAGATCGAGCCCTTCTCATAGGTAAACTCAAACTTGTGCAGCTTGCCCGCGACGTAGGTTGGGACGTACAGCTTGGCGTACAGGTGAGTCTGCATCTGGTTCCAGACGACCTGGAAGACATCGTCACCGCGTTGGTACATACCGGGTTCAGTGACGGGCGTACGCTCGATGACAGCGACGGCTGACTTTGGCTGCGCGCAGGAACGCACGTGATCGACGGTGGCGTTCCGATCCTTGCAGTGTCCGCAGATCATGATTCTCTCTTCTCTACTCGCTTGAACCCTACGACATAATCCTACAACACTCAACGTCACAATGCAAACGGTCCGCGTGAGATATCTCGACGCGGACCGTGATTTTTTAGCGGAACTAGCGCGGTACCTGAGGCGGGATGAGCCGACGGACCAGGTACGCGACCAGGCCCTGGATGACGGATTTACAGAGACCCAATCCGAGGATCTTCCAGTAGGTTGACGTCCACTCGAGGTCACCGATGACCGTCACCAGGAAGGCGACGCCGGCCGCCGAGACGTCAAGCGCCAGGCCGATCAGGAAGCCGCGAACGCCGTGTACCCGCGCCGCCCACGCGGAGTACTCGGCGTCCGGGTCAGCGAGCCGGTGGATACCGCTCACGGCATCTGACCCAGCTTGGTGTCGTCGATCTCCTCACGGACGATCTGGCGAATCGCTGGTGTCAACGCCGCGACGAGCGCCGGGACATCGACCTCGGCCGGCGGAGCCGGTGGACGCGCCTGCAGCTCATCAACGTCGGCTGCTACGGCGTCAAGCGCCGCTTTTGCCATGTTTTGGTTTAACGTCGGGTCACTTTCATAGCGACCGCCGCGCAGATCGGTGTTGGCGAACAGCGCGTCTACGCGCCAGATGAGGTCGTTGAACGCCTCTGACTGCTCAGGTGTCATATCTTCCTCCGGGTAGGGCATGCCGGTAGCGACCCAGTTGTGCAGCTCGCTGCCGGGACAGTCGGTGTAGCTTGCGCCGAGCAGCGTCTGATGATCGGTCATGATGAGTGGCCGGCCGAGGCTCGCGCAGATCTCGTCATAGATCTCGCGGACCGTCCGCATGTCGGCGTCGGTCGCGTCGCCGTCCAGTCCGATGACGCAGACACCGTAGCTGACCGAGTTCATATCTTTGGTGTGACCGCCGACGTTCCAGCCGCGTCCCATGTAGTCGTTGTCGTCGCGGACGATCCGGTTGTAGTCGATATCGACGTGACCCTTGACGTCCATGCAGTAGTCCTGGATCGAACGGACCGACTGTGACCGGATTTCTCCCGAGTAGTGAACGATGAAGTACTGGATCCGGCTGCGGTCGAGCGGCGTCGTCGAGTCAGGTGGTCGCGCGTTCCAGCCGGCGCGAGAGATGTGATTTGTCACGGCTACTCTCCCTCGATGCTGCCAGTGTCATCGTTCTCGTCCTCGTCGTCTTCAGGCGCGCGGGGCGCGGGCTCGGATTCATCGACGAGCTCGAACTGCGGCTCATTCTGGTCACTGAGTGTCACGTAAGTCACCTCACTTTACGATGATAGCGATGATAGAAACGATGACTGCGCAGACCGGAAGAACTACCGCGAAGACCGTGGTAACTGACTTCGGCTCGATGTATCGCTTGCTCTCGATGGCACGCAGCCGCGTCTCCTGGTCGTTGAACCGGCGCTCAGCCTCTGTCGCGCGGGTCAGCTGGGCTTCACGCATGTAGTGAACGTCCCGGCTCAGCTGGTCGAACTTTGACTCCATGCGCACCAGCATCAGCTGGACGCTCGCGAGACTGACGTGGCCGGTCTGGTAGGACCGGCCGTCGTCCGAATCATATCCTCCGACGTCGACGGACACCGGAGCTCGTCTCTAGACCGCGCCGGCGACGCGCTGCCAGACCCAGTTACCCTCGTGCCGAACGCGCTCGACGCGCGAGTCACGCTTGAGGCGCCACAGGCTTAGGTAAACCAGGTTCGGCGGAACGTCCAGCTGCACCGCCAGTTCCGTGCGAGTCATGCCGGCGGATGCCAGCGTGTCGAAGACCCGCTGGTCACGTTCGACCGTCTCGGCCGAGCGTGGCCGTCCCTTGGCCGTCTCGTCGACCGGCGATTCAACCGTCTCAGTCACTATATCTTCCCTCCACCTAGCGTTAAGTTCAAGTTTGACTGTACCACAAGCCATCTTCCAGGCGTTTGTCACGTCAATTAGCCGCTCGTCAGCGCCAATCTCCTCACCGGTCAGCGCGCCCGGTTGACCGTCCAGCGTCCGGCGCGCCCAGCTGGCGATCCACCGACCGCAGTCGACGGTGATGCCCTTGCCCCACGTCATAAACAATCCGGATGTGCCTCGCAGCGGTTCGATCAACCACGAGTCTGGAAAACCGATGATCCGTGCAACTTCACGGTGCGTGAACGTCCGGCGCTCGGCCCAGTGGACGCCGAGCAGCATAGTCCCACCGGTGACGACACGTGCGTGTCGGTCGGGTCGCCACATCATCGGAACGGTGAAACCGATCTGGAAGTCGCGGTTTTTGAGCTGATCTAGCTTGTGGTGCCAGCTCTGCGGTAGGTCAGCGTGGGTGTCAAAGTACCGGCGCATAACGGTGTGAATATACTCGCCGGGATTCCACTCGACGCCGTCTCGCAGGTCGAGCGTCCGGCGGACCGACGGGACGTCTAGCGAGACGTGGCCGTCAACCCAGTATGAGCCGTCGGCGTAGCGGTCACGAAACCGGTGTGAGTACCACGTCGGATCGAGCCAGTACCGCTGGGAGTCCCACCGCTGGTCGAGAGTCTGCAGGTCACCGATGACGTCTTCTAGGACGGGAGTACGACTGATCTCGGGCCAGTCGACGCCGAATGGCACCCGCGATGCGACCCAGAAGTAGCGCTTGCGCATCGCTGGTCCGCCGACGGACAGCGCGTTGTGCAGCACGTGGTAGAGCGTGTAGCGTTCACCGGTAAGACCGTCTAGACGAATGCGTAAGGCGCGCATCAGGCCGCGTCCCTGGCCATACGCCTGCTGGACGGACTCGAAGATCGCGATGTCTGGCTTAACGCGGCCGGCGTACTCGACGAAGTCCCACATACACTGGTTGATCGCCGAGTCGGCGCCGCGGAACCGTTCATCCGTTAGGACCGAGAAGCCGGAACACGGTGGGTTACCAAAGACGAGTGAAGCGCCCCCGTCTGGGACGCTCCACTCGCTGGGATCACACGCCTCGGTCTGCCAGCCGTCACCGAGTAGGTGTCGATTGACCTCGCAGTTCTTGGCGCCGAAGCCGCCCTTCTTCTCGCGCTTGCCGATCAGCTTAAAGCCAGCTTGGACGACGCCGAGCGTAAAGCCACCGGCGAATCCCATGCAGTCGATCGCCGTATACGTCACGGAGGAACCGTATCACGTAACCGGCAGCTTGATCGGCGGCAGGTTCCGCTGACCGGCGCCACAGTGTCCCCACCGCTCGGACGTCGCCGGGACGCAGCCGTGTTTGTTGAGTTCTTGGTTGCAGTGAGAACAGACCGGATCGATGGTGTTGACATCGTGTGACATCTCAAGCATGGCGGCGACGTCGCGACCCTCGCTTATGACGTAGTTGATGTCGACGTTGTCGCGTTCGCAGCGTCCTTGGTCGCCGCGTCGCCAGCACCGGACGGCGACGTCGTCCAGCGCGCGACCGCAGCCGGCGCACTTGGTTGAGCGGCCGTCGTAGCCGTCGAGCTGCCGGTGGGTATTGACGCGATTCTTCAGCGCGTAGCGGGTGAAGATCTCGTCCGCGATTTCGGTGGTCGTCATCTTGCCGCTGACTACCAGAATCATGTTGATCCAAAAGTGGAGGACGTCAACGAGCTCGGCGACGTACTCATCGCGGTGAATGATCCGCTGGGGGTTGACCGTCCAGGGTTTCCAGTCAACTTCATTGAGCACCTCAGACATTTCCATGATAACAGCCTGGTGGTGGTCGCGGATGTACGCGATTTGCTCATCGTGTGGCATCGTGTCGAAGTTGAAGCCAAATTCACGTTGCAGGTTGAGCTGCATGCGGATCAGGTGCTCCAGTTTGTCAGTTGTCACGTCAGCCAGCCCTTCAAGATGTCGTTGCCGCAGATAATGAATACGATCGCGACGACGGCCAGGATAAGTACGACGTTGACGACCGCGGCCGGCCAGTTCATTTTACCGTCGTTCATCTCTTCAGTCTCGTTTTCATTCATGTTAACCTCCGGTACTCGTCCGTCACGCCCAGGTCGAGCGAGTCGACCGGCACGAGGGGACACTTCGTCTCGCTGTACATGAAGTTACCGAGGTGGGGTCCGATGTAAACCTCTTCATTCGGCTTGCGCGCGGCGACCGCCTCGGCAAGCACCCGCACCATTCGGTTGCGCCAGCCGATGAACGGTCCAACCCAACACGCTACGGGCGGACCGTCAAGCTTGAGGCGTTCCTTTTCGCACCAGCGGCCGTCGTCGTTCAGCCGCGCGAAGCGAAACGCGTTGACCCGCTCGATGTACTGGATCCCGATCGCGGTTGGGTGTTGCATCACCGCGGTGACGTCGGTGTCCGTCGAGACGTTGTCACTGAGTAGCACGAGCACCCGATCGCAATCGACGAGCGGGCGCGGACTGGCCTGCAGCCCGAGCAGCAGCGCGTGGCCGGCGCCGAGCGGCTGGCGCTGGATGACGACGAACGCGGGTCGGCCGTCCAGTGCGCCGCAGATCGCCTCGGTGTTGGCGGGCGCGGCCACGACGACGGGACACGTGACGCCGGCGCGCAGCGCCAGGTCGACGGCCAGCGTCACCATCGGGACGCCGTTGACTGGCAGCAGCGGCTTGTGGAACTCGGGAGCCAGCTCCATGACGCGGGTGCCGCGCCCGCCGGCGAGGATTATCGCGTCCATTAGTCCAGTCCCAGTCTCTGTTCGATCTTTGTTATGTAGCTGAGCTCGTCGATAGCTTTTAGGTAGTGATTGCGTTGAAGCCGAACGATTTCCTGCCAATACTCTGGGTTGTCTCGCATGTAGCGGATCCGGTCACGTAGGTCAATCGGGTGACGGACGCGCAGCCACGACGCAAGCGCGTAGGGTGCGTCGTTGAGTATGTGGTTCTGGTCGTCGTACGCTGGGTGAAAGAAGCAGACCACGCCGGCGGCGAAGCACTCCCACGGTTTGGCAGTCGCCCAGCCGGAGCCAGATGACGGGGTCGTCAACGTGCAGCGCGTGGTCTGGATCGTACTGAAGTAGTTCAGCACGTCGATCGGTTCAATCCGGATGCCGAGCTGCCGCCGAGTTGCGTCGCTCCATTGTCCGTAGATAAAGCCGGGAGACAGCGGGAACACCCACTTCTCTAGGATGTAACGTCGTGACTTCTCGAGCGCGACGTCACGCCGTGTCTCATTGAACACGATGCCGAAGTCGTGCGGTCGGTTGTGGTCGTCATTGAACTTAATGAGGTTGGTGAACGGCGTACTAGGGAGCAGACCCGAGATCTCCAGGCGCGAGTAGACGCTGAGAACCGTCGACGAAACGACCCGGTCACCCTCCTCGTGCTTAATCGCGTTTACCTGGTCGTGCTGGCTCAAGACGGCGTGCCGCCACGGATACCGGCCGTCCCGGTACTTTGGCACGTTGCGCGGGTCTGGGTTGAGCAGCACCTCCTCACGATTATGCGGATCGACGTCGCGCCACGCGTTGACGCCACGTAGCAGGTAGCCGCCGTAGAGTGACAATGAGTCATATGGTTTGGTCAAGACGCTGCGATCTTTAATTGACGGCAGCGGAGTGTGTGTTGTGCCGTGCTGGCCAAGCCACATAACAACGCCGTCAAGCAGCACAAAGGCGTCGCGTGTGTACCGGTCAAAGATCTCGGCAAGTCGTAGGTGCTCGTCGACGCTTAGAGCCGGATGATTCAGCTTCGCTGCGTTCATCTCAGCGCGGATCTTGGGCCACCAACCGGTCCACGGATTGGTGATGTTGGCAGGTAGGCCGACGCGCGCCGGCTCCTCACCGGAGTTGCGACCGATGATAACGAACTCGACGTCTGGGTGACGCTCGGCGAGCAGCTGGAGCGTCGGAATCATCTCAACGTCACCGCCGTTAGAGCCACAGTCACCGAGCTGCAGCGGCATCGAGCGGCCGAGCTTGGCGTAGCCGATTCGTCTCTTCACCTTCTCTCTCCTCTCTAAGACGGTAGAGCGGCGGATCTAACATCCACCACTCTACCATATGATCATATATCTAGAAGTTGATTACTGGCGGCGCGGTCTGCGGCTGCGCGACGGCAACCGGGGACGACGGAGAAGCCGCCGGAGAGGCCGGCGAGGTGACCGGAGAGCCACCGGCGAGCGCCGTTGCGGGCGTCGCAACGTGTCCGCCGAGCGGGCCCGCAGAGAGGGCAGAGCCGCCTGGACCACCGAGCGCCGGCTTCCACTCCTTGACCTCATCAAAGTCGCGGCCCTGCCACTGGCGGGTACCGAGAACACCGATCGCGCGCCGTCCGACGAGCGCTTGCGCGATCAGCTCGACGGGCGCGTTCGGGTTGGCCTGAAAAAATACGCCGTCCAAGCCGAGGACGGACATCTGCGAGAAGAAGATCCGTAGCGCGATGGGTGAATCTGGTGAGATTGTGAAGTTGCCGCTGATCGGTCGGTCCACGAACGGACCCGACTCGATCTTCGCCTTCCACTTGATCATATCTTTCGTCTGGTCGTTCGTCTTGGTCGCCGTCGCCTCGACGATCACGAGGGGAAACTCACCCTCGAGCGACGTCGTCGCGTGCTTGTGAAGATCGGCCCAGTTGGTGTCAGCCACGTGCTAGCTCCTGACTTGTCGGGTACACCGCGGCCAGCATAGCCGAGATGTTGGGGTTATCGATGATATCGGGTAGGCGTCCCTGGACGCGCTCGCCGGTGACGTAGGCGTCGTTGATACCCTCACCAACCAGCATGCGTTTGAACTTGACTTGCTGGTCACCGTCGGGACGCATCTCGGTGAACAGGTAGCCGCAGATGTCGACCCAATATGGCATTGTGTCACGGATCTGGCCCTGCATGAACGGACGCCACTTGCCGTCTTTCATCGCTGTCTCAGCGTTGAACGTCACGACGCGCAGTGGGTTGGCCTGGAACAGCAGGTCACGAAAGCCGCGGATTAGCGCGTCCATGCTGTCGAGCAGCATGCCCCACTGTTGGATCTGCATCGGTCCGGTTCCCTTGATGTTGGCTTTGCAGCGCCGCTGAGACTCCGTCACCGAGTCGACGGTTAGAGAGACGAAGTCCCACTTAGACTGCGTCAGGTGCATGTACGTCTGGCTGAGTACCTGCCACGAGTCAACGTGAACGCGAATCACGTCCCACGTATCGTCCCACCGCGGGACGACGTCCTTCAGCGGATCCCACAGCTTCTTGCGCAGCGGTATCCCCGACTTGTAACCCATCTCTTCAATGAAGCTCCAGCTGCCCTCCGCATCTAACACGAGATGGGGCGTTGGCGCGGTACTGGACAGCGTCGACTTTCCCGCCTTAGATGCTGAGTGAAACAGTTGAGACAGGACACGTTGCCGCTCAATTACTCTCTCCACTTTCCTCCTTGTCGTCGTAGTACGCCAGCGGGTCGCCGGCGACGTAGTGCTCCTCTATCGCGGCTTCGACGCGGCTGCCGTCGTCGAACATCCGACAGATCTTGAAGAATTCACACTTCCAGGTGCAGTCGCGCGACGGCCGCGGCGGTACGACCGCCTGGTGCTGCTGCGGTCGCTGACCAAGCCACACCTCGGTGAGGTTAAGACGCGAGATGACGCCGTACAGCTGGTTGCGGTAGCCGTTCAGCTCATATCTATTATGATCGATTGGGATTCGTAGGTAGTACGGTTTCCTTGAAGCACGTGTTCGCTTGACCTTACGCAGCATGTTGTACAGCGCACCCTCAGCACGCGGCTGACCCGGCTCGGTTGTCGCGTCTTCGATGACATGATAATGTAGCATCTGCTGGTTGATCCCAAGAGTCGCGTCGTACAGTGAACCGACCGTCTTGTGATCTATAAACTTGATGGCACCGGTAACCGTTGAGCGGACGCGGGCGTCAAGCTTGGCGATCAGTTTGATGGTGTCACCCCACGCGGACCGAAGTGACAGGGGCAACGTGGTCAGCTCGACCTCAATCTTCTGCTCGGCTGAGATCACCTCGAGCTGCGAGTCGACGCCGGTCTCTTGGATCCACTCGAGGTAACCTTCAATCATCGCGTGTTCAAGGTCAAACGCGCTCAGCAGCGTACGTTCATACTCGTCGAACGACTTTAGCTCAGTGTCTTCGTTAAAGTTGACCGCGGCGCGCTGCGTTTCGAATTCTCTGCGGTCAACGTCCTGCGCGTCGAGCAGCATTCGCATGGCATCATGCGTTACGCCGTTCGGTCGGTACAGCTCCGCCAGCGCGACGTGAATCCGTGTGCCGGTCGAGCGCGCACTGACAACCTGTCGATTGCGCGATTTTAAGCCGCGGTACCAGGCCAGCCACCACTTGCGCGGGCAGTCTTTGAACGTCTGGACCTCAGAGTTCGACACGAGACGGACGCCGTCAACTACGGTCATTTAAACCTCGTTCTAAGACGCTTTCACCGGTACACGAACCAGTCTCATCGATGTGTTCAATGTTACGATGACCACATCGGCAAACGTTATCATACCACTTTGTGAACTTATCACAAAGACAAAGAAGAACTTCAATAGTGGTCACCTGTACACATCCTTAAACCACCAGGCTATGAATCCGACGGCCACGACGGTGGCACACGCGCAGCCGCAGAGCCAGCTTAGGACAAGCTTGACGACCTCCACCTACAGCACCCCCAGGTTTCCGGCGAGGATCCGCTGCTCCTCGGCGTCTAGCTCGCGGACGTCGACGCCGGCGGCGCGCAGCGTCTCGCGGTCACGCGTGATCTCTTCGAGCCGCTCGAGCCGCTGATACAGCCGGGTCAGCTGGACCTGCTCGGCGTCGGTGTCTGCGATGAAATCGACGTAGTTGAGCGAGTCGTGCTTCTCGGCGCCGATCCGGTTGATCCGGCCCTCGGTCTGTAGGTTGGCCAGCATCGACCACGACCGCTGGAGAAACGCCAGCGTGTCGGTAAACGTCATCGTCAGACCCTCGCCGCCGGCTTTGATCGTGAACAGCAGCACCTGCACGTCACCCTTAACGGCCTGACGCAGCGCTGAGTCGCGCTCAAAGTCCCGCTGTCCGCCGACGACTAAGCTGTACTTGATTCCGATCTTGTCGAGCCGGTGCGCGGCCAGGTTGACCAGCTGCCGGTGCTCGGCGCAGACCGCGAGCTGGCGGTTGCCGTACTCGCCGATGAACTCCTCCAGCGCGTCGATCTTGGAAGATGGCTCGCACATCTCAAACTTCGGCTTGCCGGTCTTCTCGTCGATCCCGATCTGCTTCATCGTGGCGCTGGAGAACTGCATCAGGCGCAGCTGCGCCTCCAGGTCGCTTGGTGCCACGAGGATGTTGCCGTCGGGCAGCTTAGTGACCAGCGCGTAGCCGTTCTCCTTGCCGTAGGCGATGTCGTTGTACGCCCTGCGCTGCTTGGGAGACAGCTCGACGTATCGCCGGCTGCGGACGACCGGCGGCAGCTGGTCGAGGACTAGCGCCTTGGGCATCCGACGAAATCGCGGCTCGATGACGTCGTAGAACTCCCGCCGAGTGTCAGGATTGAGCCCCGAGATCTCGATGCCGCCGTAGGTTCCCCACGACGTCAGCGTGTAGCGGTCGACGAACGTTGAGCGGACGGGATGCTCGTCCGGTGCCAGGAAGTGCATGATTGACCACAGGTCGTCAACCGCGTCACCAATCGGTGTGCCGGTCAGCGCGAACCGGCGCTCAACGTGCGGCATGTGACCGACGGCCCAGGCGGCGCGCGTCTGCTTCGACGCGGGATCCTTGATCCGGTGCGCCTCGTCGAGGACGACGGTCTTGAACTTGATCCAGTTGAGCTCACCGAGGTGGACCTCACAGCGTGACGCCGGTACCTCGTGCTCACCGACGCCGCCACACTCACGGCACCGGCGCAGGCGGATCGAGCCGTACGGCGCTAGGCGCGAGTGGCTGCGTAGCGTGTCGTACGAAACCATCACAAGCGCGTTGCGGTCCTTTGACGCCGCGACCAGCTGCCTGTGCCGCTGGACGGCTCCGCCGCTAATCACGTACGTGTTGGCTAGCGGAAGCCATGTCTCGGCCTCGCGTGCCCAGTTGACCTTCAGGGACTTTGGACAGATGATAAGCGCCGGTAGACCGTTTCCCGTCACGCGCAGGACTGAGAACAGCTCCAGCATCTGGATCGTCTTACCGAGCCCCGTATCGTCACCGAGTAGGCACGAACCGGCAACGGACATAAAGTCCACGCCGGCGCGCTGGAACGCGCGCAACAGGTCACGCTCGTCATAAGAGTGTGGTTTACTGAGACTGCGCAGCATTTGCGCCGGTTCTATCCGGTCGAGAAAGACACCGGTAGACCACTCGATGAGCGCGCTGCCGACGGTCAGCCGCTCCCTGAAGACGCCGCGCAGCTGCAGGCACGCGACCCATGTCAGCGGGACGTGCCACAGCTTGCGCTCGGTGTGCCATCGTGCGCCGGGAATGAGCTTGACTAGGTCACGCTCGTTCCACTCGGTCTGGACGAAGATCCGGTCTTCGATGACGTCAGCGTGCGGCATCGCGGTTCTCCTCGATGACGTCGAGGTTCGGCTTGCCGCGTCGGCCGTCCGCGCGGGTCGTCGCCCGGCGGCGGTACTCGCTCCAGTGACCGCACGGGCAGTCGACGCTGCAGAACTGGTGCGCGTCGATCTCCGGCTCTTCACCTATCGATGTCGTCAACGTCGCTCCTCTCTCGTCGTTTTTCTATGGTTCTTATTATATACCGGTCAGCCGCGCAAACCTTACGGGTTGGAACGTCGCCATGCCGAGCAGGATGTGCCGACAGGCCGAGTTGCCATGGTCGTCGCGTGACGGCGTCCACCAGTCTAGCTGCTTAAGCAGCGCGGTGGTACCGAGCCGCTTGGCCGGCGACGGCGACTGGTAGACGCAGCGGACGTGCAGCTCCTCCGCGAGCGAGCGCACGGCGCCGGTGACCTCGCTGGCGGCCGGCTGGTGCGTCTTGCGCGCATTCTGCTTGAACCGCTCGACGAGGATGAGGTGCGGCCGGTGACCGTTGAGCATCCGGCGGATCACCGCTGAAACCTTCGTTGAATCTTCAACCTCAGCGACGTCGACGTCACGTCCGCGCTTGGACGAGTCGTAGAAGTCCGGGTCCCACCAGACTGCAACGCCGGTCACGTTGCCAGGGTCCACACCGACGAGTATCATATACTCACACTCTCTGACTCTCTTACCGGACTGGTTACAGCATGTTCAAGCTGACGCCAGCGGTACCAGTTACGGGCGTAGACGAAGCTGTAAGCGATCGCTGTGGCGATGAAACCCCACTGTCGAGTGACGATCGCGTAAACAAACCAAATGATCTGTGCAGCGACACCGATCAGCCAACCGAGCTTGTTATGTCGACCGGCAAGCCACATTGCGGTGATTCCGATCGTGGCTAGAATCCAAGACCAGTACTGCATTAATCTTCACTCCACTCTTTCTTCTCTCCCCACCGCTGCCCCGTCGAGACGCTGGCCGTGATCGCGACGGGGAACATCGTCGTGTCGTTCATGATCTTTTGAATGGTGTGCACCGCGTCACGGACCAGGTCATTCGGCATGTCAAAGATGATTTCGTCATGGATGAACGCGATGATGTAGTCACCGAGACCGGCCGCGTCTAACTCGAGCGCCTTGAGCTTCAACAGCTTGGCGGCCCATCCCTGGATCTTGTAGTTGACCAGCGCGTACTCCTTGCCGCGCTCGGCGTAGTGACGCTGGCCGGTCAGCGAGCAGGTCGTGAACGCCAGTCCGCCCTCGTTGCGACCGTCGCGGATCGCCTGGTCGATGATGCCGCGCGCGTACGACTCGATGCCCGGGAACTTGAGGTTCAGCGACGTGTTGACATAGCGCATCTGCTCGACGGACACGCCGGCCGTGGCGGCCTGTTTGACCAGCCCGGCGCCGTAGATCCGGGCGTACATGCCGTTCTTAACCGGCTGCCGGCGCGGGTCCGCCTTGACCAGCGTCGGGTCGTCGTAGACCTGGCGCGCGATCGAGACGAAGAAGTCCTCGTCGGCCTGAAACGCCGCGATCAAGCCGGCGTCACCGGAGTCGATCGCCAGTCCGCGCATCTCGACCTGGTCGAAGTCGACCATGATAAGCGTGTGACCGGGCCGCGCGACGACGCAGTTGCGGACGACCCTGTGCGCTGGGTTGGTGCCGCGGACCGGCAGGTTCTGCAGGTTGGGCTCCGAGACGGTCATCCGGCCGGTCAGCGCGCCGACGGTGTTGATCGACGGGTGAATCAGCGAGTTCGAGTCGACGTGACCGACGTAGAACCGCAGGTACGTTGATGCGATCTTCTGCAGCTGCCGCCGCTGGAGAACCGCCTGCGCGAGCGGGTGATCGATGACTTCTAGGACGCTAGAGTCGAGCGCGACCGCGCCCTTGGCGGTTGACTTAGAGAAGTAGTGATCTTCACTGAAACCAAGCTCGACCAGCTTGCGCACGATGGCCTGGTTGCTGCCCGGCTTGACGCCGTACTCACTCTCACACCATCGCTCGACGTCCTCGCAGTACGCGGTGAACTTGGAGTAGTGCCGATCCGCGTAGTCGACGTCGATGCAGACGCCGTACGTCTCGGCCTTAAGCGCGACCCACTGGAACTCGTTCTCGATCTCATAGGCGCGCGGCGCGCGCTCCTGAACGAGCGGCCAGTGGTGCTCACGGATCAGAGCGGTCAGCACCGGGTCCATCGCGGCGTACTGCCAGTACAGCGGAAAGTCGTGCGGGATCGTCGCCCACGTCCACTCGCTGCGACCACCGATCGCCTCGTCGAGCTGCCACTGGAGCGTGCCGGCGCGCGGGTCGACGTGCCGCTTGGCCTGGTTCTTGAGCGCGCGTGACATGTGCGGCTCGAGAACGTACGACATGACACCGACGTCGCGGATCAGCGGCTGCCTAAGCTTGACGCCGGCCTTGCGCAGGAACGCGTAGTCGAACTTGGCGTTCATCAGGTCGATCGGACCCTCGTGCACCGCGACGGTCGCCTCGAACAGGCCCGAGAATCGGTCCCAGCGCATTGCCCAGCCGTCGACTTCGTCACCGACCTGGACCATCCGGACGTAGTCATCACGGTGCCAGTAGAAGCCGGTCGACTCGGTGTCGACGGCGATCGGGTCATCATAAGCCTTGTTGGAGAACCAGTCGATGTACGCCTGAACGTCGTCGAACGACTCGATGTAGTGCAGCTTGACGCGGTCAAGTACCCCGGTACCGGTCACCTGTCCTCCCAGATACCCAGCTCGATCTTGCAGTCGCGCAGGAAGTTGTAGACCTCTTCCGAGCGTCGGTGATCCTTGACGACGGATCGGACGACTAGCATTCCCAGGCCGGAGTTGGCGATGAGCTTGGCACAACCCATGCAGACGTGGCTCGTCACGAAGATGGTACCGCCGAGGCAGAACGAGCGGTCGGCCTGCAGCAGGGCGTTGGCTTCGGCGTGCAGTGACGGACAGTCATCATATGTTGTATGAAGTCCATCGTCACCCGCGAGCTTAAAGTTCATCGTACGCTGGCACCACTTGGTGCACGGCTCTCCACCGTGCCAGAAGCCACGCGGCGGGCCGTTGTAGCCCTCACCGATGATCTTGTTGTACTTGTCGACAACCACCGCGCCGACCTGGTCACGGCTGCACAGGCTGCGCTTGGCCAGCTCGGTGGCCATCGCGAGTCGCACGTCATGCCAACTTGGTCGGATCGCCATGGATAGCGTCACGGTACCACCTCTCACTCGGAGTAAGCTCCCAGTCGATCTTGTCCGGGGTCAGCGCGATCACGTGCGCTCGCTGGCTGACGTCAGTGAACGACATGTTCGGTTCACCGAAACCGGTCGGGTCAAACCGGTAGCCGGTGTCGCCGGCCAGCGCGACGTCGTGCGTGCGGTCGACGTCTCGGTCATACAGGTGCAGCGACCACGCGGTGTGAGTGTACGTGCCGGGTCGGACGTCCAGGCAGCGGCAGACGGTCTGGAAGAGCTGGGTGAACTGAAACATGTCATACGGTAGTCCAAGCCACGCGTCGTTTGAGCGCATCGTGACGTGCATGTTGAGCTGGTCACTGGTAAACGTCGGCTGCTGGGTGAAACCAAGCGCGACGGTGCACGGGTAGTCACGCTTCTCCGGGTAGTTGTCGTACATGGGATCCCAGAGAGTGGCGACGGCCTGGCGCGTCCACGGGTCGGCACGCAGCTTGGCGACGGCGTCGCGGATCTGCCAGCCGATCCGGCGTCCGTACGCGCCCCAGAACGCACCGGACGGCTCCCTGTAGGGAGACAGCTGGGGAGCCCTCTCGACGAGCCAGTCGGGGTCAGAGAAGGCGCCAACTAGCTGGATCGCCTCTAGCGCGGCGATCCGCTCGCTGAGCCCGCGACCGACGTCGATAGGTAGCGCGTCGCACGGCTCGTCTAGGATGATAGTGGTGTGTCCGAGGTCACGGGTCGGGCCGTTGCGACTGGGTCGGCTGACGCCAAAGAGCCGGAGCTTGGTGATGACATCGACGTAGGCGGTTCGCCCGTCACGGGCGTGGATGACTGTGGCCACTTGCTGTAGTCCTCTCTCGTCTGGCTGGCCTGACAGATGAGCCAGCCGTACTGCTCACTTTTACCGTGGTGAAACCGGCGGACGTACTGGGGATGGGGAACGACACCATATTCCTGGTTTAGCACGTAGAGAGTACGGGCGTGGGCTTTCCTACCAAGCGCGACGACTGACGGCTGCCCGAGAGTCTGCCATAGTTTATACACGTTGTCGACGTCGTTGACGTTGGCCAGTCCGACGCCGTGCACCCATGTGCGGGACGTTAGAGACGTCAACGACTTGAGTAGGAAGTGACCGGACGACTGCTTGGTGGGAACGAATGCCGGTGAGTTCAGTGGATCGATCGGCTGCAGGTTGCGAACGTCACCGAGCAGCAGCATGTGAGGTTTGACCGGACCAGAGTACGTCACGAAGTCGTTGAGCTCACGTGCCTGAGTCTCGTAGCGGCGCGCTAAGTCGATGATATTGGGTTGGGGGTCGTGGCCGTAGGAATACGTCAACGACGGTAGCGCCGAGCGATAGATCATACGAGAAAACTCGTCACGAATCCGGTTCAAGTGAGTGATCTGCCAGGCGTCGGAAGTACCGTCAAGCTCGCGTTCACGGTAGATGTTGTGATACTGGAACGTGAAGTTATTGTCACAGTTAATGACCAACGCACCGAGTCGCAGCAGATACGCCTCAATCGCCCAGAAGACAGCGCTGTTCTGGCTCGTCGGCCGGTTGAGAATCTTCGGATAGACGACCTCGCCCCAGTGCCAGCGGTCCAGGATCAGGTGGTAACCGGTGCCGGGTCGGTAGCCGTACAGCGGCCGCAGGTACTCGTCTAGCGGGTGACCGGTCGGCCGGCCGCGGTGCCAGATCTCGACCCTGTCGCTGGTCGTCCGGCCCAGCTCGGCGGCGATCTCCTGCGCCAGCGTCGACTTGCCAGAACCATCAGGACCTTCCAATATTATTAACATAGTTAACTTCTTGCCCTTCGCCAGTCTTCACCGCGTGCAAGCTTAGCTGAGTGCTGTGCTTTACGTTCAGGATCAGCCCAGTGGCGTTTCATTGCTTCACTTTTTCGTTTTCTTACTTCTGGGTCACGAAGTTTTGCTGCAACTTTAGGCGCAACAGTGGCTCGATACTCAGGATCTTGCCAGCGTTTACGCACCGCATCACTAATTTTTTGTCTATGTTCTTCAGTGAAATCATGACTTTTACGCATGTTACATGTATGATGAAGTAGTTGAACGTTGCGCCAGTGGTCCGATCCACCGTTTGTACGTGCTTGAATGTGATCTAATGTTGCACATGCTTTACGCGTACCTGCAGGAGAAAGAGGTATACCGGGAAGTACACACAAACTCCACATACAGTCCAGTGATGTAATTTGTTCTAAATCGATAAGAGCGTGGACAAGAATTCTTATCATTGTTCTCTTATCGCCTGGAAAAAGATCATCTACTTGCGCATGTAAATCCATAATTTTTATTGTAGCATACGCGTTTCTTCAAAAATTACGAGCATATGAAGTGTCTCCCTGGCGGTCGGGTGGGATGTAGTACATCTTCCTCGCAGCGCAGCGTCTCAACGAACGTCTCAAGCAGGCTGATGAACTCGGGCGGGTAACGTAATTCACCCTCCTTGGCCTGCTCGCGACGCGCGGCGTTGTACTGGCAGGTCGAGCGCTGGCGGGCGTACCACGTCCGGCGCGTCACGTGTCGCGGCCGGTATGAATGAGCTCGTAGCGTTCGAGACGTCTCGTACCGTATAGCGACGCAGCCGCGCGTCACCGCGCGCACCAGGACACCAGCTAGTCGCGCGAGCGTACCGGCTGCGACGCGCATGGCACACGCGACGCGCGCTAGGATGCCCTTACGCGGAGCCGGTGACACGACTGAATCAGGCGTCGAGACCGGGGTAACGTCGATCACCAGGGTGGACTCACCGTCGATGAAAGAGAGACCAAGCTCGCCGGTGGCTGCCGGAGATCCCGTCTCGGGCGTAGCGGTGATAACGTTCATAAGCTTCTTTCCTCACCTGGAATATGAGACGGCGCGTGGCGCAACGCCGCGCTGCGCCGCGCCGCGCGCCGGTTGCTATCCTAGCTGTCGGTCTGTCCGGTGAAGATGCCCCGGAGGGTATCGAACTGACGCGCCTTTTCGGTAACCTCGGGATCGACGACCGGCAGCATTACCAGGTCATCTTTGATGCCGGTGAGGTCAAGCTTGAGCGTAGCCGCGGTGGCTGCCACGCGGTCGATCATCTTGATTGCGGTCTCGATCCGCTGCGCGAGCGCAAGCGCGGGGCCTGATGTCGCGGACTTCGCCGTTGACTTCGCCGTTGATTTCGTCGTTGACTTCACCGGCGCGGCGTCAGCGGTCGGGTCTGGCTTAACGTCTGTCTGCACACTCAGCTCCCTCACTGGTTTGGTGTGTCCCTTCCGTGTCATTGGAGGAAGTGACGTGCGACTGTGATATGAGATATGCACGCTGAGGCTGCTAGCCGTCTCGAAGATACGGTGGCAGACACCCGTAAGTTCGGGGTGACTGACCGTAGCCGCGGGTTTGAGGCACCGGTACACCACACGGTCGTCTGCCAGCAGCAGCTCCTCACCATCGGTGAGCGCCTTCGGTACCGGCGTAACCGGTGTCTTGATCTTAGCCGGTGCGGTCGCGATGATTGTGACGCCGTCGACGTCACCTAGGGTGACGCTTGACGTCAGATTTTCTGTGACCTTAGCCAGTGCGACGGCGTTGGCCTGCCGGTCCGTCTCGATGCGCGTCAGTCGCTCGTGCTCGGCGCGCAGCTTGGCGAGCGTCTCGAGCTGCTCGATGCCGGCGCGCTTGGCGTCGGCGACGGTCTTCTTCAGCGCGTGCTGGTCGCTGGACGTCGATCCGAACGAGAACAGGAACTTACCGTTCTGATCCTTGACCTTGTAGTGATCGGATCCGCCGCGCTCGACGCTCCAGCCGACTGCCTCGCAACGTAGTATGAAGTTACGCTGCCAGCCGTTGACGTTTCCCATAACTTTTCACTTCTCTCTGTCTGGATGACTGTACATCATTGCACTTAGCGGTGATCCTACCACAGGACGCGGCCGTGCGTAGCCACGTCACGCTCAACGTGATAGACCGCGGCGAACAGCAGGGCGCGGTTGCGGTGTGAGTCACGCTCAGCTGACAGCATAGTCTCGACGTTGGGCGGCAGCCGGTCGGCCGCGCGCCGCGCCGCGATGTCGGCCTCGAGGCTCGCGAAGCTGCGCAGAGACCGGCGCATCTCGTGATACGCGATCACGGCCTGCTCAGCTGCAGAGACGTTTTCATTCACCTGTCACTCCTCTCTTCTCTGGTCATCTTCTGTGCGCCGGTGGAATCCTTACCCGAGAAGCGCCATATCCTTGCGCCGGCGCACGCCGCTTCCATCGCATCCCGTTAACCGTAGCTGCCGCGGGACTGAAGCCACCGTCACGCCGCTGCTGGGTCCAGACGAATGCGTCCCTCTTCAACCCGTCCAGAGAGCCGACACGTGGGGCTA